AAATACGAATACTTCAGGAGGCATAAAGTTTGTTGTTACACCACCTATAACATTGTTGGTGGCTACAATACCAATTCTCTGATCACCACTTTGTCCATGATCATCATACTTAATTCTTTCACCAGTTTGGAAACCATGATTAAATATTGTAATAGTATCAGAACCCACAGTTATATGTCTACTAAGAGGATCATTAGGATTAAATATCTTACTGAATAAAGGTACAGCTCCACTTTGTGATGAAAGTCTAAATGAACTCAAACCAACAATTTGGCCACCAGTAGGATCAGTTGTAATACCTGTGAATTGACTACTAATATCATCTATTAATTCTACTTTTGCAGTTGCAATACTTAATAGATTTCTAAGTTTTTTATTCTGGAAGTTTATAGATTTAGATAAACCATTTGATATAGTTGTTTCTGTTGCAAAATCAAAATCATTTTTAACAAAGAATGATTGCACATTATCAATGTCAACTTTTAAATCAGTGGACTGTTGTGGTGATCTAGCGATTAAACTTGTACTTCTACCGAAACCAGAAGTTGGTGTAGATTTTATAACTAAATCCGAGAAGTTTTTGTATCCTGATGGATGAACAATACTATCTACTGCATCAGTAAAGTCCTTTTCTTGAACTTCACTTTGAATAGAATATGAGAAGTTTTGGTAATAATCACTATCTTGTAATTTTTGAAAATCATTACTTAGTTTACCAGTGTTCTTTTGCCATCCTTTTTCCCTTTCAGCGTTAAATCCAAGTGTGAAATATTTTTCATAAAAACTAGACTGAACTACTTTTCCATTAGCTCTAGATATTTTTCCTACTATAGTATCACCAATATAAGGAGTCCTAGTGAGATTTTCTAGTCTAAACGAATTTGTAGCTGGATCCCAACCCTCATTTTTGACAATATTACCTTCGGCCGATCCATTACCAAATACAACTGATTCACCGTTAATAAAGTTTCTATGTTCAAACTTTACGTTAAACGTAGGTAAATCTTCTTTCTTAATAATTCTACCAGCACTGTTTACAGGATCAAAGAAACCACCTGTACTACCGATACCAGTGAGACTATATTCAATTTTAGAATCTGTAATATTTCTTGCGGTTATTGTAAAATATCTATAATCATACATATTGGAATTATATCCAGCAACTTCATTATCAGGATATGTACGTGGATCAGTACTAGGAACTGGTTCAGGGAATGTTTCTTCACCATCAACAAGTACTGGATGACCTTTTATGTTTATATTCTCAACAAATATTTGATCACCTACTTCAAATGGGAAATTAGTTCCTTTAACATGAGCTTCTGGTCTCCAACCACCTAAAGGACTCTTGATTGTAACAAATTGAGTTACACCATTTGATGTTGCAGTGACAACACCAACACCATTACTATTATTAATTGGAATAATTCTTGGTGGATTAGGAACTAAATCAAACCCTGTTAAACTATCATTTAATATTCTTACTGATCCAATACCAGTTCCATCAAGACTTGTTTCAGTTTCTGCGTTTGGTCTAACTGGAAGGAATAAATCTGGTGGGGTGCTGTAATTTTTTCCAGCAGTTTCAATACCTATACTTGCAATCGCAAAGTTATTCTGAACTGTTACAGTTACTGGAGTATCAGCTCTAGGACTTAATGATTTATCAGTTGGATAATCATATCCTATTTTTACTATCTCTTTATATCCAGCACGACCTATGTATTCATCAAACATGCGAATATCAGCATCTCTACCAGATACTGTTTTTATAGTATTAATGCCAGGATTTTTGATGTAATCAACACCTTCAAAATCAATAGAAATTTCATTGATACCACCAGTGGCATTAAGAGATTTTGTAAGATATCTGAATGTTGTAATTCCAGATGTTTTATATGAATTTACTTCTGGTTTATTTCCTACTTGATATGTAAACGATGTTATTCCTGTGGTTGTTATTCCAAAGTTACCAGCATATACGCTTGGATCGATTGTTATCTTAGATCCATTTATAACTTGTTCATCAGGCTCAGAATCTCTCTTAGTTACATCTATTGTATCAAGATTTGAAGGAACAAGTTTATACCATATTGGTAACTCGATATTATCAGTTAATTTTACTTTTACAGTAGACCCACTAACTCCAGATACTCCTGTTCTTACTATTTCAGTCGAAATACCAACACCATCAAATTTATTGGTAAACTTTTCATCTTTGTAAAACTCTAGTTTAAAATCAGCTAATGATGTATCTGATACAGCAAAACCAATCGTCTCACCTCTCAATGCTTGAATAGGTGGATTGATTCTTGCAAATCTATGTACTCCAGATCCAACGTTAGTTAAATTAATAAATGCATTTGGAATACTTACAGAATCCTTTCTATTATCAAATAATCTGAATGTATTTCTAGAAACACTTTTTACATAATATTCTCCTCTATCTTCAAGAGGTGTTATTGGAGTAGTTGCAGAGTAAAGTATTTTATCACCATCTTTATATCCATGATTAACTAACGTGATTGTAGAATTAGATGTTGATACTTCACTAGAACTAACATATTTTGGATCTACAATTGTTTTTCTTGCAATAGTATCATATTCAATTGTTTTATTGACTAATGTATTAGGTGCAATATCAACTGTAATTTGATCATTAGTTCTTAGTTCATGACCCTCTGATGTATGTACAAGAACATCATATCTGTCAAGAGATCCTATATGTTCTTCGTTAGTTGTTTCAAGTGTATGATCTTCCTTATCAGCATCATCAATAGTTACAATATAAAGTGATGTAGATGTGCTACCAATACCAGCTCTTGTTGTCGATAAACCTATCAGATCATTACTTTTCTTAACTGCAAAAACAAATTGTCCATCAGTAAGAGCAAAAGAGTTACCTAATCCAACAGCATTAGAAACAACTAATGGAGTTCCTTTACCACTTTCATATTTTAATCTTTGTCCTGTTAATAATCCATGATTAGGAATTGATATTGCATTATCACCGTTACTACCTGGCTGCCCTGCATGTGGAGGAGTATCATGATCTGCAAGAATTGTATTGTCTCTAGCCTTCACTCTTACAACTTGCACATTTCCTGTTCCAATTGGATTTGGAACTGTAACGAACGCAGTTCCAATACCAATACTATTCTGAGGATTGAAAGCAAGTAATTTATTTCTTATTATATTTAAATTTGTATTGATACCAACAGAGAATGTAAATCTTCTTTGATCAATCGATAATCTTTGACCAGCTTCGTGGAATGTTTGTCCTATACCACTTTGTCTTAAAACTCTATATCTGTTTAATGTTGTATCTATTTCTAAAACTTTAACTTTTTCTTCATTATTACCTATGACTAACCAGTCGCCAACTGCAATATCATCCTCTTTACTCTTTCCACCAATCACATCAGTTAACTTTATGAATGTAGTATCTCCTGTTCCACCAGGCCCATCCTTTACAGTTAATCCTACACCTAGAGTTGATGTAATTGAAGCCACACCGATTGTTCTAGGGCCTTCAAGAAATCTCATTTCACCAGTTCCTATACCAGATATGTTAACTAAATCATTATTCTGTAATCCATGACATGTTGATGCAATACCTACACCCAATTCATTTTTGAAATCAAATGCAATGTGATCAACAGTAGTTTGATTGTAAGTAACTTCAGTAATACCTTTTCCTACAAGTGTTCTAACTTTTGCACTTGCACCTCTACCTCCACTCTCACTATTATTAAATGAAATTCTATCTTTTACTTTATAGTCTATGCCTGGTGACAACACTGTAACAGATCCTATACCACTTGTAGCTATTGTTTTAACAAGAAGTTCAGTGTCATCAATATTCTTAGATACAAGATAATCATAATCAGATCCCACAAATCCAAGTTTGTATGGAAGTGTATTTCTCAAAACATCTCCACTATTCAATATAGGCATATCTTGTAGAGTCAATGGTTGGCCATTCATCTCTACTTTCTTAAATTTAAACCCATTTAAAACATATGGGAAAGTTGGTTCTCTTGATCCATCAAATGGAGATTCAGATCCATCTTGATCTTGGATAGTGCAGAAATAAGCGTAAACACCATTTGGATACTCTGGAGTTTTACAGTATCTGCCATTGTACTTATCAAGATCACCGTCCGCAGTATAATCATAATCTTCAATAAATGATCCTAAAGCAAAATCAGATACAGACGATCTATTTGGTTTTAGATTAATTGTATAACTTGAAACTAATCTACGAATAGGGCCTCCAGTAGGAGTATTAAATCCATATGGGCCATAAATTGGAGCTCCATCATAAGCCCACCCAACTATCGGTGAATGTGATAAATTACTAAGTTCCTCTAGAGAACCAGTTCCATCAATCTGTATATTATCTTTTAATTTTAATCTTAACTGTCTGGGAAGATATGCTGACGCAAATTTAGCTTCATATTCGGGGTTTTGGCTAGGTACGATAATACCATCATCTTCTACCTTAATATGTTTCTGATATCTCTTTAATGTAGTTAAATTCCATTGTGTTAAGTCTGCTCTAAAAACAGCGCCAGAACCCTGTTGTTTGACTCTCACAGTGGTTACAGGTTGTTGAGTATACCCTGCACCACTATCAATGATATTTACAGTAGATAATGAGCCATCACTTGCAACATTAGATAAAAGTTTTGCATATTTACCTAAACCTTCCACTATTAGTTCAGGAGGAGAAACGTATCCCTTTCCTTTTATTTTGACAGAAGCTCTAGTAATCTTACCATCAGTTACACCAACTGTGACTAATGCATCTTGGCCATTAGAGATAGTAACTAAAGGTCTTCTATGTGCATTAATTGTATCACTTGATCCATAACCAACTCCATCATTAGTCAAATACACATCAGTAATAGATCCATGACAATGTGGTCTAATTACAGGCGGTAAGGTAGAACTAGTTGCTATTCCTGATGTTGTTTGTAAACTTACAGATATATCTGGATATTTAAATATATGAGTTCCTACTCCAACTGAGTTTAAATCTACATATCTACCTTTAAAGTAATTTACTGTAGTAGTTGTAGTTCCAATACCAGCACTACACACACGGAATTTATTTTCATCCAAAACAATTACTTGATAATTTTGAGTTGTATCTAAACCACTAATAGGTGTACCTGTATTATTGTATTCTACAGTTTCTCCAGACTTAAATCCATGATTTCTAAAGTAGATATAATTATTAGCTGTGTTTATTCCTGTCTTGACTGTATCTCTTGCAAAGTATGAGGCCGATGGGTATGTATTAGAATTAACTAATATTTTTCTATTGGAATATCCAGAGCCTGGATTTTCAACTATAATTCTATCTAAAACGTTTCTAAAAGTAGTAGATGTAAATTTATGGCTACCTTTTGATATACCAGTTATATTAATTAAATTAGTACCCGCCACAGCGTCTTCAAAGGTATTTGTAAGACTAATTTGGGTATCACTTACCTTATTAACAAAATAGATTGATTTATCAATCAAACCACCTACAACAGGATCTAATGTAGATTTTTCATATACAACTGATTCGCCATCAAAGAATAAATGATTAGATGAAAATGTGATTCTATCATCACCAATATTAACATCACTCTTAGCGTCAAATAATCTAGAATTTCTTGTAGCCTTCAATCTAGCACTTGCAGTAGCACCTTGACCATTACCACCTGTTATCACTACATTTGGTACTACCTTTATATCATAACCACCATCTATAACATCAATGCCTTTAAAGTTACCCTCAACAACAGCATATGCAGTAGCACCTGTTCCTACATTATCTGATATGTGTATGTTTGGAGGAGTTATTACATCATAACCATTTCCACCACTTTCTACATCTATTCGATTTATTCTACCAAAGTGAATACTATCACCAGATTGATTGGATAATATCTCAACACCATTTAAAAACATTCCAACTGGTTCATTCTGTAATGATGTATCAGAATCACTAGGTTGTGGTGATACAGGAAATTTTCTTAAAAAGTTTTGATGTTTGACATTTTTTCCAGATAAATCACTTGGAACTAACTCTTGTATAGTTGTACTACCAATACCTGAAATAGGAATTACTTTTCCAGCAGCTACATCTGGGATACTTCTTGATAATTGAATAACATCATCACTAACTTTTTTTACTGCGTATATCGAACCTGTATCTAAACCAACAACAGTAGCTACAGTTGAGTTTAAGATTGTGGGGGAATATCTAACTAATTCACCGTTGGTAAAGTTGTGATTTACTATTGTAATGCTATCAGTTATATCATCTACGTTTGAATTAAACGCTGGGTCTGCAGATGTAAATGTTTTACTTCTATTAGTTGCAACTATTTCATAACTTGGTAATGATCCAGAAGTAACATAAACTTCACTATTATCTCTTGTAATATATGTATTTTGCACATCAGCAATAAAATTTTCTATTCCTAATTGACTGTTTGTGCTCTTTGCAAAATTTAATTGTCTTTGTACTTTATAAAGTTTAGAAGTATCAAATTGGCCTGAAGTTATATCAATTCTAAATTCTAAATCATTATAGACATCAATCACTGTTCCTGTGATATTATCAGGATTTTGATCATCATTAGTTACATCAAATAAAACTACTGAATCATCGATCTGTAAACTGTGTGGAGCTGCAGTTGTAACAACCTTACTATTATTGTTTACTTTTGATGTATTTGTCTGAATATCTCTAGCGACATCAATTTTAGTCTTTACGTTATCTATCCAACTGTTTAAATGATAGTTAGATTGATCAGATACCTTTCCTAACTGTCTTGGCACTATGATATCATTTGATTTTAAAAATCCAACATCACTTAAATCTACACCATTAGCTACATTTGTCAATCTAAAGAAAACTGGTTTGTTTACATCACCATTTTCATAAGCAAAAACAGTTTTTGATGATCGTACAAAATCACTATCAGTGTAACTAGAAGAGATACCAGATACACCATAGAATTGAGTAGATGTTTTACTTGTATATGTTGCAATACCAACAGTTAAACCAGCACCAACATACAACTCTCCTTCTTCAGGAAATCCAAGTGTAGAGTCAACTGTAATAACTGTTGTTCCTATTGATACAGGATTAACTAAAGATGATGATCCTGTAGGTTCAAATGTTCCAACTATTGATCCTTTACTTAAACTTATGATGTAATAATTTCTACCCTCTCTTGGAAAGTATTGAACGTTAAAAATAGATCCACTTGTAGCTGCATTATCAGTTTGAAATAATGTTTGACCAACTACATTGTCAGCATTTCCACTAAGTCTTTCTACAATCAAATCATTGGTCTTTACATAATCAGCATCTGATGGTGCAAACAAATAATCTACTGGTTTTATAACTTCTGCACGACTGTCAAATAAAACACCAAATAATATTTTTATGGCTTGATCTGTTCCCTTTGATGCATAAAAATCTTTTGCTTGACGTAGGAAATTAGCTTTGTCTACTTTTGAATGTAAATTTCTATCTTCAAAACCAGGCATGAACAATTGTTTAGTTTTATACCAAAACTCTTGTAAGAATAGATTACTTAAATTAATTACTTTAGAATTATTTTCATGTTTACTTGCATTAGTTGTAGAAAATACTAATGACTCAGGATTAGTTGGTGATTTTAAATTATCAACACCACAGAAACCTCTCACACATCCAGTAAATGATGTAGATGTAATACCAGTGTATGTAATAATTTCATCATCAATTTTGAGTAATCCATAATCAGATGGCCATCCATCAGTAGAACTTACGTTGATAGTTGCATCATATGAATTAACAAGACTAGTACATGTTGTAAATCCAATTAGATTGTAGTTTTCTGAATAAGTATCCGCCTTCTGATAATCATTAAAGTTAGTAATTATATCAATTGACTTACCTCTATTTTCTTCACTTATATAATATTGTTTTAAAAAATCAACAAATAAAGGATTATCTTCGGCTACGAAAGATGGAACTTGACTTCTGACAAGTTTATTGATCTGAACTTTTTTAGCTGCGGTGTCTATACCCATTATTGATTAGTTTAGTAACTAGAAGAAGAGGATGATGATGACGATGACGATGATGACGAACGAGATGAATATGATGAACCTGTAGTGGTTGATGACGAAGATGTAGTGCCTGGAGTGCTTGTTATAGCCTGACTATCGGATGAGTGAGTGCTTCCTGTCATTCTTGAACCATCACTCATTGTGTGATATGCTCCATAATAAGCTTGACCATTTACATATCCAACAAGACTAGATGTTGAACCTGATTCGGTTATGATATCACCACGAACCTTAGAACCATTTGTAAAACTGGATGTAGAAACATAATTAGCACCAGATGTATCTGCACCAGTGGATATGATATCTTCTACAACACTTATTTTACTATCTGCGACAGATAATTGTAAATAAAGATCTTTTAATCCAATAATGTCATTTGAATCTGGAATTGCTTCAATTTCAACAACATTGTCTGACTTAATAGTTGAAAGTATACGTATTGTATCTATAAGAATTTCACCAATATCATATTTTACCGTTCCAGCATTATTGTTGACTATCTCAACAGCTCCTGTGTTACTTAATCGGAAAATAATCAATCTACCAGTTTTTTCATCAACATAAGTGTCTGTAAAGTAACAAACACCACGAATTCCGTCTACAACAAATCCTGTAGACTTTATATTGTAACCTTTGTTACGATTATGGAATTTATTACCATAACATAATTCATATTGAGCAAAATTAGCTGTATCTACATCTAAATTACGTCTAAGAATGACTTTTGTAATATTTGACGTTACTGCAGAACTACTATCATCAATTATCTTCAAAATTTTACTATATTTGAATCTACTGCCAAAAGAATTTAAATCTGACGAACTTGCATAAGTTTCAAGTGAATTTCTAATAGTGGTTTTTAAATTATTCACGTTTGCAACAGCATTTGTGTTATAATAAACATTTGTGTCAATTTCAACATACAAATATTTTAAATCTATGAATTCTTGACGAATTCCAGCTACAGAATAATTTTTTAACTTGTCCAAAAGTTGTCTCTTATCAAAATCCGAGATAAATCGACCATTTTTGGGTTTTATTGACAAAAATACCTTTCCATATTGCGG